AACATCATTATCCATTGTAATTTCAGAACTTTCATCATTTGCCTCAGCATCTGTTAATGTTGCTTTATCAACCCATTGTTTGTTAACTTTATCCCAAGCTGGTTCGAAACCTTTAACAACAAGTAAAAGATAATCATAATCTTTAACTGAATAAACATCTTCCCATGTTCTACTATCTTCGATTAATGTTTTTAATTGTTCTTTATCTTCAAGTGTTGGAGATTTATCACAATGTACTACACCAGATACTACACAGTTATTTTTATGGTCACGAGCTATATCAATAACTAAATCACGACCTGTTTCAGGGTCTGTAATATTACCATTTTGTTTAATAATAGAGATTATTTTATCAAAAATACCTTGACTTGTATAATCATGATTAAATCTCCAGAATTTAACACCATCTTCTTCATGGTCTCTATCGATAACTCGAAGAACATACATTTTTCTGCTACCAAATTGTTTTGCTAATTCTTTTTCACCATCTTTACCACTACCTAATAAAGCTTGTCTAGCTTCACAGAAAGGACAGTCTTTATCAAAATTGCCTTTTAAGCAAGCAAATTTTTTCCATTTACCGCTAACTTGTTTTGAATGTATGAAAATTTCTTTGAAAGGAGTACCACCATCTGCTGCTGGTAAGATTCTAATTCTTTTACTTCCAGTTTTAACACCTTCTTTTAAGAATGTTGAGAAGTAATTTTTTAAATCGTAGGTTTTAGTACCTGTTGATTTTTTTGGTGCGTGGTTGTCTTCGTACTGTTTTAAGATTGCGTCCACTAACGGGTCATTTTTTGTTGTTTGTGCCATTTTTTTTAATTTATTTATTTATTATTATGTACTATATTAATTGTGCTATAAAGTTTTTGTGCTATAACTTTTAATCTTATATAAATATCTACAAAAAGATGAAAAAGTCAAGTTTATGAAACATTATTTAACAATTATTTCAACAAAGTTATATCAAGAAAAAGCATATTTCAACCTTTTTATTTAATATTTCTAAAATAAATATAAGTATCTGATTATTAAAGACAAAAAAAAGGGTGTTATTCACACCCCTTATATTTTTACGATTTTATTTATTAAAATTCTTCTTCTTCGTAGTCATTAAACATATTTTTAACACTAGATTCGTTATATTCACTATTAATATCATCTTGTGTTAATACATATTCTTTATTTTTTTCTTCACCATTATCTAATACATTGTAAGCACCTTCTTTTTCTGCCCAATAATCTGTTAATTTTAAATTATATGGATAAGAGTCAAAAGACCTCATCTCTAATTTTTCTTCTGGTGTTGGATTTCTTTTTTCTATTTGATGTTCTAAATCTTCTATTTTACTAGATATTGAATTCATATTAGCTAATTGGCTTTCAAGTTCACCAAATTTCATCAATAAATCTTCCATTTTTTGAGTTGCCATATCAGCACTTGCTTTCGCATCTTCCGTACCTTGTACTAATTGAGTAACATCTAACTCTACTTCATCTTCAGCTGGAGCTATTGGTTCTTCTGGAGCTATTGGTGCATCACCTTCCGGTTCCATCCCCATTTCTGGTTCCATTCCGGGTTCTTCACCCATTCCCGGTTCCATAGGAGGTTGATTCCCCATTTCATCACCGTTACCACCATTAGGGTCATTATTATTATCATTGTTAGGGTTAGGATTATTATTGTTAGTATCACCAAACCCATTATCTTCTTGATTTTCTTCATCACCATCTTCACCTAAAATTAAATTATTAGCATCTTTATCATAATCATCGTCTTCACCGACATAAAATGAGTATTCACACATTAATTTATGTTTTTTAAGTTCTGCTTCGAGTAACTTTTTATTTAAATATATATTTCCCATAGTTTGTTAAGTATTAACCATTTATTAATTCTCTACCATCATCGGTAATCATTCTTTTTTTAATTACCTCTACTAAACTTTTGTCACCTTTAATAACACATTGTTCACCAGTACATTCAATAGCTTCCTCACCAAGAAAACTATTTAATTTATCATCTAATTCTTTTTTATTGATTTTATTATCCATAATATTTATATTGAAATCATTGTGATTTTTATATAAATATCCATAAACTATAAAAAAATTCGTTCAATATTTAGAAATACTAAATTACTTTTATTTGTTAGGACCATTTGGTGTTGGTATTTACACCAATCTATTTGATGATTTTGATAATTAATATTACCTTTATCTAATGAAGACTCCAATTCAATTAAACTATTAAGTGCGTTAATCGTAAAAATAGCGTCACCTCGTTTATTTATTATTGTAGCATTTGGGAATGTTTGTTTTAAATTTATTTTTTCACCATTAATTAAAACTAATTTAAATGTAATGATAATTTTTGTATTATCTTCTAAGTTCTTATATAAGAATACATTATTTTTTTTTATATTATATTTATTAGACAATAAATTTAGGAACCAATCTAATTTATCTGGGTATATAAATGATGCTACTAAAATTGTTCTATTCATGTTCTATATAATACAAATACGGTATAAATTTAGGACTATCTATTCTAGCTAAATAATCTTTATATTCTATAAGTATCGTATCATCTAGTAAAAGTCCATTAGATAATGATTTGATTTTGTTTTTTACCTTTTCTTTAGATATTCCAAGGAAATAATCACATAAACCTAAATCAATACCAAAAATTATATTATCACCATAAATATATATAAAATCCTTATGTAAATAAGGAATTGGGTTATTAATAGATTGTAATTTTTTAATTGTTTTTTTTAATGTAGAAAGTTTAAATAGTATCGGGTCTACAAAAACATAATGTAAATCTGAAATAATATTAGTGTAACAATATTGTATAAAATTTTCAACATCGATTTCGTAGGCCGACCTTTTCTCCATAAATGTATAACACCAAAAAAATTTTGGTTTTAACTCATGATTAAGAATATCAAAATCTTCTGGAAATAATTCCTTAGATAACCCCCAACCAATTATTAAAGTTGGTAATCCATCAATTATTTCATTAATGGAACCAACAGTATTAATTTTAGGGTCAAACTGAATGATTTTATTTGTTACTATATTACCAATTATTCTCATTTGGCAAATATACAAATAAAATTTATATTTTACAAATATTTATGCGTACTTAGGTTTAAAAATTTCATTATACTCCAAATTAATAACTTTTTTAATATAATTAATATTTAAATTAGAACCAGATTCTTGTAATGCAATTAATTTAATAAATTCACTAAAGTTATCTACACCATAATCTATATTATCATTTATATTAACACCTAAACCATTTTCAATGACAGATGTATATAACACTAAGTCATTACCATCTTGAGTAGTAACATATGTATTAATAAAACCTTTATAAGTTTTAAAATCACCAGACCTTTTATTACCAATATTAATCATACCAGCTCTAAGACCATAATATATGTCAGAGAATTCAGCAAATTTTTCTTCAGAACTAATTAACCCCGTCCATTGGTCCTTAGTTGATGTTAATGATAGTGGGTTATTTATTGTTTTACCTAAATGTTCTAATGTACCAGCTTCACTACTAGCAATAGGTGGATTATCAACGTCACTAGATTTGACATTAGTTGTTTCTTTAGTATTATGTATTTTACCATTATATAATAAATTATTTTCAATACCAGATTTTATTATTAATTCAGGATTTTTAACTGTGTTATCACTTAAATCTTTAATTGTTAAATGTAGGTGTGTACCTGTTGATGAACCTATTAAAGAAACTCTACTATTATCACTCCTAAGAATACTACTTTCTGGTTTATTCTTTTCACCACCCATTAAACCAATAATATCACCTTTTTTAATTATTATTTTTGGTGATACCCCACCACTTAACTTATTAATTGCGTAATCATTTTTAGCTAAATCTTGTATTGTTGTTAAATTTGTTGTATTTAGTATACCTAATTGAGCCTTAAACTCAATATTATTTAATATGGTTTCGGACAAATTAGCTAAATGTCCATATTCACCAGAATATTTTAAACCATTAATTTCATTGAAGTCTACTATAGTATATAACCCATACCCATCAGAATCTATTTTAATTGTCTTAATATAACCATCGTATAATGATTTAACTATTGTTTTATTTTGTACACCACCAATATCTATTCCACTATGTGGATTTTTTCTACCACTTGTTGCACCGAAAACTGAAGTAATATTTATTTTACCATCAATCGGGTCACCAAATCCGGTACCATTGTTATATATTTTATTTTTAGTGTCTGTATCTATTTCACCATTTTTTATATAATCCTCATCAATTTTTTGATTTAATTTAGCTGTACTAATATCTATATCACTTAAACTACCTATTAAATTCATATATAACATACTTCTATCTAATAATGGTGTCATAATTCTATTAACTCTAACACCTTTAAATTTAGTTGTCATATAATTAGGTTTAATTGAATGACTAGTTCTATTAATTAGATAACCACCTCTAAACATTGGTATATTATTTAATTGGAAATACATCATAGGTTGAATCATGGCATTACCTAACATTTCAATCTCTATTTGGTATGACCTAGTAGAGTAAACATTAAATAAATTTTGTCCAACTGGTGTTCTAGTTTGTTTATCACCTTGTAATGATATTTCTTCAATGATTTGTAATGATTCATCCGTTTCACTAAATTCTGATTGGTCCAAAGTTATATTTTTAAATACACTTTGATTACCTTGAGCATAATTAACTGCAAAAACTGGTATTGTATCACCATCTTCATCTTTAAAAGCATCTGGTAAATTGGTATTATCATTTACATTGAATTGTATTGAATCGTTTTTATAATCACCACCAATAATATCTAATTGTTTAGACGTTTGTCCAACGTACATACATATAAAAGTTGGACCAACGTTTTCATCTAACACAGCTTCATTATATGAATATGTTGAAAATACTTTTTTAATTTCATTTTCATCATGATAATTTATATAATTAGGTAATGGTATGAAATCCATATTATTACCAACTAATATTTGACTTATTAAATCATAAAAACTTTGATTTGTATTATTTTTAATCATATCTCTAATTGTTAGAGGGTTAATTAAAAATTTATCACCAATATCTCTAAATGCTTTATCTAAAAACCTAAAACTACTAATTAATGTTTGAGATTGATTATTAGAACAATTACAAATACCTGAATTAACTAAGTTTGTACCAGCAATCCATTTATCATAAATTGCTTTAATAGTTCTATATAAATTTAATTTAATTGTATCATTATCAATTGAACCAAATAGTTTTTGTTTATCAGCATCGGTAGATGTTTTTTTTGTCTCTAAAGCTACTAATGTTTTATTAAATTCAGTTAAATAAGTTGTTATATCCTTTGTTGATACACTATAATTCCAAGTATAATTATATGGCTTAATATCATTAGTATCAACCCAAATTCTCCAAGTTGTATTTGCAACTATAATTGGTTCTACTATAGTATTAATCATATTAGCAATACCATTAGTTGTATCATCTTTTGTATTTATATATTCAATACCATAATTAGCTTTAAGTGTAGTAAAATCTTTATCTTCATTATAATCAAATATTGTTGGTGATATATATACTTTATCAAAAATATTTAAATTTTCTTTATTAATAAAAGATTTTGTTTTTAATAAATTCTTAATTTGTTTACTATCAGACCACCCATTACTATCTATTAATAATGAAGCTTCACGCCATGTAATATTCCTATTAGTAATTAAATTATTATATTCTACTATAGAATTGATATCATCAGTATTCTCTAACTCATATCTTTTTCTTATTGTATTCCAATCATTAATATCAGTTTCGCCATCAGTCCAATCAATAAAATAATTGATTAACGTATTTATAACTTGTTTTGGTAAATTATCAAAAATATCTTCTATTTTAACATAATCACCAGTACCAAATCGTTCAGGTTCATTATCACCTAAGTATGTATTTAATGTTATAATATTTTTTAAATATTCATTTACTGTTGGTTGTGTTATTTCATCTATAAAAAACGTATAATTATTTTTATTATATAAAATTGGGTCCACAGTTTGTTTTTTTCTCCATAGTAAACCACCAATTAATAACAACCATGCTTTAGGTACTTTAACAAAGCCACCACGTTTATTAAATAAATCTCTCTTCCAATCACCTTTATTATACCAACCACCGAAGGCATTTAAATTAACTGAGATATCTTTATATCCAATTACCCAATCATTACCATCATTAACTGGTGAAAATAAACCATATGATTCAGGACCAGTTAACCCATCAAATGGTAATGTATGTAAGAATAAAATTGCTTTTGCTCTATTCGCAATTTTTTTACCAACAGAAAAATCCGTATTATTATATACGTTATCCATTTGTCTAAAATAAAAATCAGAACCAAATAAGCTATAACTTTCACTAGATGCATTAAAACTAATATAATGTTTATCTAATATTTTACTATTATCACTTTTGTATTTTAATACTTCATCACAATTATTACCACCTAATTCATTAATGTTATTAAATGAATTTGATATAACACTAAGGTCATCACCGAGACCTTGTTGTAACGAACTCCAAAAAATTAAATCAACATCATAATTACTTTCCGCACCATCATAAGTATACTTAAAAAATTCTTGTGATTTATATGCACCAGCTAATGCATCAAATGATGAACTATAATTATTTTGATTTATAATATTTTCACTTTTCGTATATTTTGGTATTTCATATGATGGGTATACACTTTCATTCGTAGATGTGTATTCAGTTTCGGTGAATAATTTTATATACGTGTATGTTTCATCATCATCTAATTTTTTATCTTTAATAAATCTACCAGCTTTAGCATTTTTAAGAGTTAACCCATAACCAAAATTATATAAATCACTACTTTCTTGATATAGATATTTTTTTTGATATTTTTCATTCGTTAACATATCTTTCAATAAATCACTTGGTGTTTTTACTTTAATTATATCTTTAACAAATTGATTAGTTGGATATTTATGTATATTATTTGCTTCGATAATAGCCATATTTATAATTTCATCATTAGATAGATTTGAATTTGTACAACCAAAAAACAAAAATAATCGTTTATAAAATTCATCTAAAATTATATATTCTTTAGCTTCATCTTTAATAACATCATATATATTTTCACCACCTAACAATTTAGTTTCTAAAATACTAGCTGGGTACCAACCAGAACTACCATTTTCTAATATCGAATCAGATTCAGACTCTTTTTTTGCTGTTGTTAAAAAACCTATTAATAATTCCTCAATAAAATTAGTTTCTGGTATGTTATTAATTTTATTACCAATCCAAGTTTCAACACCATTTTCATCATAACCCGGAAACGGATATATTATACCCGGCATACCACCACTTACATTACCACTTGTTTCATTTTTAATATCTAAATATTCTAAAGAATTTTCAAATTTTTTATGTCTACCACTAGGATTATTTTCACATTCAATTGCAACACCCCTAATTAAATCCATAAAAATATCAACATGTGTTGCAAATATATTTATAATATTTTTAATTGATGGGTTAAAACCAACCTCACTATCAATAGAGTCACTAATTATATCACCAACAGTATTAGTTAATGTTTTTTCAGTATTTTTTAATTTTAATTTTTTAACTTCTAATTCTGAATATGCGTTACGCCAATCAGTTATTATAATTTTCCTATCATTTGATATATTATTTAATTGATTTTTAATATATTCATATGATTCAACACCTAAAGTGTATGGTAATACATTATCAATTTTAAAATTACCTATAGTACCATCATATATAGTATATAAGTTTTTTTTATAATAATCTAATGTTAACGTATAATTATCTACATCAGTTGATTTATTAGTATCAGTAACTTTAGATGTTAAAACATCTTCTAAATTATTAACATCTATTTTTAATGAATTTGGTTTACTATTATCAAATACTGTTATACCATCATTAGTACTAGCTAAAATACTAGTACCGTTATTACTATCGTATGTTGTGTGGTTTATTTTAAATGTTATAAATGATTGTCCAATTTCTTGAAATTCATCCAACTTATTTTTAACTATTGCTAATTCCTTTATTGATTCATTAGATTGTTTTAATTTAACTAATTCTAAATTCATTTTATTTATTTTACCAATCATTTCGGTAATACTCATAAGATTAGGGTCATTAAGTTTTTTCTCTTCTAATAGTGATTTACCTTTAGTAGTTTCAACAGCTGCTTTAAGGTATCCTACTAACATATCAGTTAAAAATGCATATGTATGACCAACAAATTCACATTTTATTTCGAAATTTCCAGTTTCTGAATTAAAACTAGCATTCCATTTCATTAAATGAAGACAATAAGTTACTGATTTACCATAATAACCTTTTATAGTTAATTTAAAGATTGGGTATGGTAAGTTAAAAAAGACATTATACTTTGATAAATTACCATATTCTAATATTGAACTACCTCTAATATCAATCATATCAATTACTATTTGTGGTGCATAAGAAGAATTAAAATTAATATTAATATTAGTAATACCCAAACCTTCTAAATCAGAATTATTATTAAACACTGTTTTAGGTGTTTTATAACCGCCAATATTAGTATAATTAGTTGTTAAATTTCTAACACCATCTTGTTCTGTACCAGATATAAAATTAACTGTAAAATCACTACCAGTAGTTTGATTAATAATAGCACTATTTTCGTTGGTACTAATATTACTACGTGATTTTTGACTAGTTTGTAAATCAACAATAATACATAAATCCTCCAATGGTACTAAACCCATATCTTCTGGATTTGGGTCAACCATTACTATTCTATTCGCCATATAATCTTTTAAATGTTTCTACTTGATAATTATAATCTTCTATAGCAGCATTAAATGGGAATGGTATTCTAATTATATCACCATCCTTAATATTAAACTCTATACCACCGTATTCTGGGTTAGCTAACATTATAAAGAACCCATGATAAGGATTATTATAATATTGTTGAGACAATTTGTCAAGTCTAGTTTTACCTAATTTATAAACAACTAATTTATCTGTTGACTTAGAAGTTAATTTTATAAATGGTAATGTGCTTACACTACCATTAATTTTAAAATTTTCGTATCTATTAAAATATGTTGCCATTAATTATAACTTTCTATTTGAATTGTTGATTTATTACTAATTGTACTATTACCATCCCATTCAACAATTATATTATAAGTACTACTAGGTAAATAAATTAAATATTGAAAATCAGTAGTAATTGTATTACCCGGTAATAATGTTATTGTAACATCTTGGATATTATTTTTATCATTAGTTAATAATGTCTTTTCACCATTTTTAGGGTTTTGTAAATATATTTTTCCGATATGTTCGTTATTAACAGTTTCATTACCATTTGTCATTAAAGTTATCAATAAATAATCACTATCTTTTTCAAATGCTAAGGTTGAAAATGTTAATTTATTTAACACGTTAATATCATCATCAGTAGATGATTGAATAGTTTGAGAATTAGAACCACTATTTGATTCATCATTAAGAATTGCTTGGTTTATATTTGGTTTATCAACACTCGTAACATCAACATTAGGTTTAATTTCCGTTTTATTTGTTTTACCACGTTGTAATTTACCATTATTATCAATTCTATCAGCTCTTTCATCATACATTTCAGTATTTGCAAAGAAATTAAATGATACTGCATTTTGTAATCTAGCTATAGGCCCATTAATACTTGACCCACCAATAAATTTGAAAGAAATTGTTACATCAACAATCATTGGTTGTACACCTATACCATCTGGATTTAAATCCCATTGTACTTCATTAAAAGAAAAATCAACATTATCTATAACAATTTTAGTGTGATAAAAATCACCAACCCTTAAAATACAAACTGGTGGTTTACCAAATGCTAAGTTACTTGGGGTTACACCATTATCTTTACCAATAGTAGCACCTTGTCTAGTACATTGTAGTAAGAAGTTTAATCTAGAATTAAAACCTTCTGGTGTAATAGAATGAAATGCTGGTTGAAAGAATTTAATTTGGTCTTTAATACTTTCAGTAATTTTAGTATATGTTGTTGGGTCAGTTTCTTCTAAATATTTAAAATAACTACCTTCACATAATAAACCACTTGTATTAACATTATTTAAATTATTATTAGTTGGTATTTCATCTTTAATTGTTTCTTCTGGTTTTAAAACACTTTTACTTGGGTCAGTTTCAATACTTATTTCACTTCTTCTAAGTTTTTTTACATTATAAGCATCTTGGTCTGTAATACCATTAACACTTTCAATTGCTTTTCCAATAGGTATTTTAAATTTTTTAGCTGGAATATTATACGGTGGAGCCATTAATAATGTTTTCATATTATTAGCCCTATCAGTCATTAATTTTGTATTATTTTTTACATTACCGTGGCTACTGGCATATCCTTGTATTTTTAATACAGCATTATCTACCTTATTAACCTCATCAGCATAAGATTGCATTTTACTATAGAATTCTTTATTTAAACCAGTATCATATTTATTTTCGAAATCTTCATTACTTAAAGGACTATCATATTTACCAATACCACTTCCGGGTGTTTGGTTTGTTGGTTCACCATTTTTTTCGTAGTTACCAAAAATACCTTCAAAAGTAGATATATCATTTGGATAATAATAATTTATATTATAATTTAATGTAACATCATTAACTTTTGTTGTAGTACTTTCAGTTTTAGCTTTAGCTACATCAATAGCGTCTTTAGTTACTGTTGAAATTTTACTAGTTATACTATCAGGTATATTGTCACACCCAAATAAAAATCTATTAATTTCATCTATACTCTTATTTTTAAAATTATTATAGGCTGAAGAATGGTCAGTAATTATCTTAAATGATAGATTACCACTACGTTCTGTGTTACTATATGTATACATTGGTTCACCTCTACCTATAAATTCAGTTGATTCCCAATTTACTGAAGATGTATCACTGAAAGTAAGATTATATGGTGGAAACCACATAATTCTACCTCGTTTACCATCGGCTAACCCATCACCCGGACCTGTTTCACATTCTAATAAATCTACATTATCTGACCAAGCTAAATTTTCTAATGAAAACATAAACCTTTTCATATCTGTTTGACCACCATTACCATATGTTGGACCAATTCTAACAAAACCATTAGAATCTAATACAGAATTTGTATTACCATTATCTAAACCTCTATGTTTTTGGAGCGTATTAACAGTATTATATCTTTTTAATGTTGACCAAGTTCTACAAAAAGTACCATCAGTATTAATTACTGCATTACCTTTAGATTGAATTTTTTGATTTATTAAAGAGGAAATTTCATCTGGTGTTCTTTCAGCAACACTTAGTTGATTAATCATAGTTTGTATTTTTCTATCCTTACCACCTTTAAATAATTCTTGTGTTTTATCTAATAACGATTTCTTAGTAAATGAATACTCATAACTTTCTAATACAGCATTACCAGAATTACCCGGCCATGTAACATCACATAAATCACCAGCTGTTGCAACATCAACTAAACCTAAATATGATTTACTATCTGTTTGGTAATTTAAATCATTTGTTCCAGCACCACTATAAATAATACCCTTTTTACTTGGTGTATATGACGGTCCATACCAACCCATCAATAAATTGGCATTTAAATTACGAAATAAAGCTATTTGCTGACCTTCTCCTGTGTTATCTATTATTGTTTGACTACTATTATCATTTTTAATTAAAACTAGCTTATCGTTGAAAGAAAATATACTAGCGTCTTCTGGTAAGAAACTTCTTGGTACTTCAAAACCACTTAATTTTTGTATTAAATCAGTTGATTTACCAATACCATCCTTTGGAACTGTAATATCATTATTTGGTACAATTATATCTCCACCAGATAAAAAATTAACAGGACTAAGATTAATCATACCACCAACTTCTTGTTGAACATTAAATGCTACATTATTTAACATAGCTGCAGCTAAACCACGTTGTGCATACTTACCTAAAGGTGTATCATCAATAATACCAGTCATACCTAACATTCTACCACCTAAAGTAGTTCTAACATCAAAATTAGCATCTAAACCATTTTGACCTATACCAATACCTTGACCATTTAAAGCACTACCAAGGATATTACCAGCTAATTCAAATTTAGTTGTACTAACTAAATTTCCACTAGAATCAATATAACTTTCGTTTGTTGTTGGTCTATATTGAGGTAAATATCCTTCATTATTTTCAAAATTAATAACTTCATCAAATTTTCTATATTGGTTATTTTGGAGTAAATTTAATCTAAAATTACCTGATTTTAAAAGTAATTTATTATCTATATCAATTGAACTATAATTAGATTCATAACCTTTAAAATATTGACTATTATCAAATGTTATACCAAGTAAATTATTTTTTGTTGATGATGAATTAATATATCTATTATTTAATAATAATAATTCTCTATATAATTCACCATCATTAGTTATATCAGTGCTAGCAATTATATTATCATTTAATAAACCTATTTGAGCTGGTTTATCTATACCAGAAGCCCACGCAGTTGAACCATATGATGTAACTGTATCGGATAATATTAAATTTCTATTAAGTAATCTATCTCGTACTATAATTGCTATAGGTACTAATTTTTGTTCAATAGGTATTGGCATATCAATATTTTATATATAAATACTAACTTAATCAAAAATTAAAAGAAATAAATGTTTTGAAATTTTTATAATATATATTATTATTTATATTATTATTTATATTATTATTTATATTATTATTTATATTATTATTTATATTATTATTTATATTATTTATATTATTATTTATATATAGTTATATATAGTTATATATAGTTATATATAGTTATATATAGTTATATATAGTTATATATATATATATATATATATATATTATAATAAAATATAAAAAAAATTATTGTTTGTCAAGTAAAACTTTAATTATTTTCTAATAAAATTATAATTAATTAATTATTAGCTATTTAAGAGTATTTGGATTTAATATACCACCACCGATAGCTTTTCTCAACTCTTGTTGAATAACAGAAGATAATTCCCTAATTAAAATTGGGTCATTAACAATATCAATTTTAGTACTATTATTACCTGATTGTAATGTAATTGAACCAAATTCAATTTTAAGTGGTGCAAACGTAATTTGCATTGATTGTGGTGTTGAATTTGTTATTGATGATTGTTTTTCAATAGGACCACCGGGTTTAAATCCAATTAATGTATCACTACTACTAAATGGTTGTGATTTTTGTCCGGGTCTAGCTATAAAATCTTGATTTGTAGTATTCTCTTTACCTTTTGAAGAACCAAATATATCACCTAAATTATCACCACCTTTATCACCAATATATCCACCAGCAATACCACCAACGGCACCTAATATTGGAATACTAAGACCTCCTGTGAATGGTGCTAAGGCAGCACCTAAAGCTGTACCAATTTGACTACCAAGTATTGCACCACCAGCTGCGGAAGCACCTCTAGTTATAGCCCTACCAGTCTTTTCACCACCACTCATTTCTTTATTATCTTTATTTTCTGAATATTCATTGTAAAGACCAAAACCACCAGCTAATAACCCACCACTAATACTAGCACCTTTAAAACCACCTACACCACCACTTTTTCCACCACCTAAAATATTACTTATAGCTGATAACGGACCTCCTTTACCTGTACCCATATTAAACCCAGTTGCTAAAGCTAATCCATTTAAAACCCATTGAGATGATTTAAAAATACCATAAGTAATTGCCGCAGTCCATGGGTTGTTGGCAATGAATTCACCAACAACACCAGCAAACTTACCAATACTTACAGCAAAATCAGTTAAACCTTGAATAACTTTAGGGTCACCTAATACTTTTTTCATAGCTATTGAGAAACCATCCAAAGCTGGTAATAAAGTAGCTTTAAACATATTTTTAAGATTTTCCCAACTTTCATCAAAACTTTGTGATTGTGCTGCTCGTTTAGCTAAATCTTCTTTTTGAAGTACTAATGTTTTTAATTGTTCAATATTAGCTTTAGATAAATCTTTAATTAAAGTATCTTGACCATCAATATTAATTGTATAACCAGCTTTTTCTTTACTATAATTAGCCGTTGATGTAATAAATTCTTCAGTATCTTTATCAAATTTAAAACCAATCTTTGTTTTAATATCTTTAACTCTAGCTAATTGTCTAGCTTGTTCAGCTAAATCACCAAAATCTTGTCCAGTAACTTCAGCTGCTTGTTTTAATCTATGCATTTCTAAACCAGATATTTCAAATTTACCAGTTTCTTTATTGAATTGTGCAGCACCAGCCGTTGCTTCAATCATAGATTTTTGTAAACCAGCCATATCATTCCTAGCTTGATACATTAATTGGAATGGGTCAGCAATTTGACTCCAAGCACCACCAAGCACCTGTAATTGTGCTGCGGCATCAATAGCCCCTTCAGGTGTAAATAGTTTATCAGCGAAGCCGGCAACAGCCTCCATTGAGATTTTAAACTTCTGACCTTGTATGGTCATATCAGTTATTCCTTTAATACCACCTTTAAAATTGTATTTTTGTGCTGTTTTGAGATTATTTAATAATTTTTTAGTGATAGATTCAGAATTAACACCCATTTTATGAGCTGAATCAACTGTTTCTTGTACTATATCTCTAGCACTAGTAGCACTAATACCAAATGCGTCCATTTCAGCGGCTAATTGAGCAGCACCATCAGCACCAAGCATAGTACCTTTAGCCATTTCAGTCATAGCCATTAAACCATCTTGTGATAATACAACTGCTCTACCAATTTGTTCACTATAATCTTGTTGGTATTTAGCTAAATCTTTAGCGTTAGCACCAATTAATGATGTTTGTACAGCCGATTTATACATATTTTGAGAAAAAGATAAACTTTGATTAGATAAAATACCCATACTAAGTTGAGTTTTTCTAACTGCTTTATCTTGCTCCATTAATGATTTCCAACCATCTTTAAGAGAAGTACCTATCTCATTTTTAATAACCCAACCAATTGCTTGCCAACTTGATAAAGATTGCTTAAGTAAAGATATTTGTCTTTGATATTTACTTATAACTTCATTATGTAAATCAATTTGGTTTTCAATTTCTTGACTTTCCTTTTGTAAGGACCTAATTTTACTTTTATGTAGATTAAAATCAACAATACTAAGTGTATTATTTGCTCTACCAACTCTAATTTGTTCTTTTAAATCATCTATTTTAATTCGATTATCATTAACTTTTTTACTTTGTTCAGCAACTTGTTTAAGTTGTATGTTAAGTAATTTTGTTAACCTACCAGCATCACTAATAGCAGATGAGAAGGTTCCCATAGATTTGGAATTTCTCTCAATTAGTGAAGCTAATTTCTCTTGTTCTTTTAAAGATGCTTTTAATTCTTCAGGTGTCATGATTAAAATTTAATAATATTTATTTTAGCTTTACCATCACCTTGAGTTATTGGTTTTATTAAACTACCTTCTTCTTTATATGAAACTGGTACTGTAAAATTACCACCAGTCCCAATGTTTTGACCTTCTATGAAAAATACAAAATCAACATATTCACCATATCTAGTAAAACTTTTTTTATCTCTACTTAAAGTAGCACCATAAATTGCGTTTTTATTTAATTTTTCTGAACCACCAATTATATCTGATTCTAAAACTTTAAATTTTATTTTATCTTTAATATTATCATCAACATTTAAACCAAACTTATGTAATATTTTATCCATTGCTAAATAACCACTAGGGAAAAAGAAAAAATTATCCATACCTAAAAATCCGGGTTTATAAGTCATAGAATCATTAAATTTTTTAATTTCAGTTCTCCATTCATCCATACCTTCTTTAGCTACTTCAACAGCATTTGTTTTAGTACCACTATCAGTAATTTTAAAAAATTTGAAATTACCAACTACAATAGGTTTACCTAAATTTCCTTCTTCATCAACTGGTATTACACCAAGATTAGCAGTTTGGTTTCTAAAATGAATACCAGATACACCACTTGGATATAACATAACAACATCACCAGAATTAAGATTATTATTTATATTATTTTGACGAAAATCAGTAACAAATTTTAATTTAAGGTTAGAACCGTCAATTTCCATTATTTGAAAAGTTGATACACTTTGACTAGTAACTTCAGCATCAGGGTCTTCATTATTTTCTAACCAAAAAACAAAAGATATGAAATCACCAACCCTATGTTTAGTTATAGTGTTTATAAATGTTTGTTTAATTTGTTTAACAAATTCGTTGAGTGCATCTATACCATCATTTTTATCTGCTTCAACAATTAAATAATTTTGTAAGTTTTCTAATTGAGATTCAGTAAGGATTAGTCTTTTCATATAATATTTTATTAATAAATATCATAGAATATTAAATTCTACCACTATAATTTTTTACTGCGTTACCACTTATACGTGTTACACGTTTACCTTTACCATTACTAGCAGTTGCATTTTTTTGTTGTTCTTCAATTACTTCTTTTTGATGTTCTATTTGTTCAGTAAATATTCGAATAAAAAATCTACGTTCATATGTAGGCATACCCATAACATCAACATAAGACATATTCATATGTTTTATACAGGCAAAAACTTCTTGTAAAAATGGTTCTTTAAATTTATAACTTAGGCCAAAAAAAGTCGAGGTTAATGGGAAGAAAGGTTGTAAAAGGCTCACCCCCCGGAACCTGAATTTCAATATTCATATCAAGACCACTTTCTATTTCATTAACATATTTTCTTAAAGCACGAGAATCACCAACACGTAAAACTGAAATAAAATCTCTAATATAGTTAATATCTCTATTCCCATCAATTTCAATTATTTGTTTTTCTAATGAAAATGTTAAACTATCAGCATATTCTTTTTTTAATGTATTAATTTCGTAATCTCTTTGTTTACTAATCTCTTCTACATCACGAACACTTAATAATTTAAATTTACATGTTTTTGCTGAGATAGGAAATTTAAAATCAAATAAACCATTATTATCAGGTATAGCACCTAATTTTTTTGTTTTGATATCACTTAAATCTATTTCTGTTTCAATTAATTCACCATTGTATGGGTTAATAACTTCAACTGGGTAATTGGTTCCGTATGCTGTAGCTCTTAACCAAACCATAATAGCGTTTCTATCACCAACATGTAAATCTCGTGGATTTATATCTTCATCAATTATTTTTCTTCTTAATAAAATATCTAAAAATTCACCACTTTCTAATAAATGAGGTGATGTTAATATATTTTCATCTGATGCATTAAGAAATGCAACTTTAATTCTAGCTTTTTTACTTGGGTAAATTAATCCCTCAGATGGTAATGGAATTAAATCATATGGTGCATTAGCTTGACTTGTTTCAATCACACCACTACGTATCACCGGGGAATCTACAACTCGTTGTGGTTCTGGTTTTAATGGCATACTATTAATTATTTCAGCTTTAGCAGCCCTTTCAGCTTGTTTTCTTAAGGCTTCTTCTCTATCTTTTAATTGTTGTTCTGTTCTTCTCAACATTTCTTCAGCTGCAGCTTTTTCAGCGGCACTAACAGCATATCCAGTATGTTGTTGACCAGCTACTTCACCAGCTCTATTAGCTTCTTCTATTTGTTCTTTTGTTGGGATAACATTAGGTTTGTTTGATTCCATAATTTAAAACGTTAAATAAATATTATATTATAATTGTATAATATAAATACATAAAGTAAAGTTTTTTTAAAAAATGTTTGGGATTGTAATTTTTTATTCGTACATTTGTAAAAGTATTAATTAAAAATTAAAATTATGAAAAATATTTTATTAATAATTGTCTTAATTATAAGTTTAATTTCTTGTGAAAAAGACCCTTTAAGTAGTTATACTGATGGTGGTGTATTACCAAATGCTACTGATAATCATATAACTTTAAAAGGTACAACTTGGGTTTTAACACATTTCACTAAAGGATTTGTATCTGCATCCCCCAATGATACAATAGTTTTTAATAGTTATAACACATATACGTTAAATGGTAGAGAAAACCCAGAAGCATATAAATATATGATTGTTAAAACTGGTGAAATTGGTAATCCAGCTAATTTACAGTTATATGGATTCTCACCATTTGGAAATAATGGTTGTTGGGGTACCACACTTCCAAATACATTTGTTGATGATGGTGAAATTATTTTAAGTGAATTTAAATCAGCGTATGGTAATAATTCTTCAATAGTAAAAGCAAATTTTATAAGAATAGAATAATGAATATCAATATACCTATTGATTTACTGGATGAGTTATATAATACAACATCAAATATTAAATTAAAATCAGTTTTAACTAAAAGGTTAACAGAAATCGGGTTCATTAATAACGTTAAAACTAACAATAATAAATGTCAAATATTTATTAAATTAAGTATCATAATTGAATCATTAAATGAAGGTTGGAAACCCGATTTTAACGATAAAAATCAATGTAAATATTATAATTGGTTTAGAATAGAAAATAGAAAGTTTGTTTTCGATGATACTTATTGTGATTCTGGGCATATAACTGTACCATCGACCCTTTATTTAAAGGATAAAAAAACAGCAATATATTGTAAGAATAATTTTTATGAATTATATAAAGAATATTATATGTAATATATTTGGTATGACTTATAATAATAATTTTAATGTATTTATAACGTTATCTAAATTATTATTAATATCATCTTCCCAGAAACGAATTAAAATATAACCATCTTCTTTAGCTATATCATTTTTAATTGAATCATTATTAATATTATGTATTTGTATTGGTGTTAAAGGTAATTTATGTATTTTAGGGTTAAAATGGTACCAATCACCGTCTACCTCTAGTAAAACATTTTTTGATTTAATAAAAAAATCAAATAGATAACCTTTAATTGGGTATTGTGTTTCATAAACAATACCTAACGTAATTAATAATTCTTCAAAATTTTGTTCTAATTTTGATTTCTTATTAAATTTTTTATTTTTATAATAATTAGCTCTATTATATCTTTGTTTTAATCTTTTTTCATCATTACACCAAGATATTATTTGTGACTTACTTAAATTTTCCTTATGTTTTTTAGATTTATTAACACCTGTTAATTTTTTAGATATGTTTTTACCACGTTCAGGATTTGACATTACTTTAATAATATTATCTTTAACTCTTGAATCATCAATTGTTAAACCCTTATTCCATATTACCAACTCACCAGTATTATACATTTTCTTTTGAGTTTCGTGAGATTTACTAATAGCTTCTTTATTATGCCCCCAATTGTTATTAATTCTAGATGCGTGACCAAGAACATGACCAACAAATCCTTTTTCAAATGATAAGAAGTTAGTTTTAGTACCACACCCACATTTACATGGTGGTTGTATACCACCAAGAACATATTCAACATATGTTTCTTCAGATGATATTTTATGTTTTAAAGCTAAATGCCTACGTAATGAATCCAAAGACTTAAATTCTAAATTACAAATTTTACAAGTTATCATAAATAATTAAAGTTATCCTAATATTATTTAAACAATAATACTAAAATAACTTTAATAAGTCAAGTTTTTGACGTTGCAATTTTATTAAATCGTTAATAAATGTAACTATCTAATAATAAGGGTTTTAAAACACGAGTATAGCTCTATCGAATCTTAAAGTAGCTGTAATATCAGCAATACCATCGTCATCCATAGATAAATCACCAAAATTAACTGTTGTTAACATAGTACCTTGTAATTGCCATTTTTCAATAACAACACCGGTTGGGTCTAACATTTCAACTTCAACATTTTTTTTGTAACCAGCTGCGTAACCTTGTCTTCCTGTAATAGATTCACTATGTAAACGAACCCACTCCATAATAGCTTGTGCTGCAGAAGGGCCTATAGGGTCTCTTAAAACTAAATCAATTGATGCCCAAGTAAATCTACCAATAACCCAAGTTGATGTATTTAAGAATTGAATTTCAGTCTCATTTTGTTCTATAGTAGGTCTAGCACCTGATGATAACCACCATTCTTGGATACCTAATTCAGCTGGAAATCTAAATAACCATCTATTTTTTCTTTTAGGCTCATACGTGATGGGCATTTTTTGTAATAAATCTGACATATTTTTTTAATTTTAAAATAAATTTATTCTTTGTTTTATTAATAAATATTGAGATTATTAAAAATTCTTAACATTTATTATATTTTTTTAATTAAATTAAAGAATGATTCATTACAAATCATTCTTTAATTATTTTTTATTTATATATTATCGAAACTTGCACCAGTTGGCATAATATTGAATTCAACAATTATGTATTCTAATGCTCTTGTTGGTTTAATATAAATTTTACCAATTAATTCATTTCTATCAATAGATTCAGGTGAACTATCAACTGTAACTCTAAAGTCTGTAATACCTCTTTCTTTTCTAATACCTTCTAATATTGGATTAACCATTGCTAAGAATTGATTTCTTACTATATCATCATTTTGTTCAAATAATAATCTAATAGCAACAGCAGAAATAAGTTTTCTAGCTTGAAGTAATAATCTTCTAACATTAATTCTATTAAGAGCCGTATCAGCAACTTGAAGTGTTTTATTACCCCAGATTTTAACACCTTCACTTGCGAAAGTAGCTATTGGGTTAATTCTTCCTTCATATAATGTATCTCTTTGGTCTAAAGTTAATTTAGTTCTAGCTTTTATACAATCTACATCACCTCTATTAACACCAGCAGCTGCGAACCAAGGATAAGATATATTATCTGTTCTAGCAATGTTTCTAACAGCATCTCTTGTAGGTGGAACCCACATATATTGGCTATTTTCAGAATCATTAATTTGAATCCAAGGCCAATAAGCTGCAGTATAGTTACTATCAAATAAATCTGTAATACCATCAACAACATCAGCTGGGTCCATAATATCACCAGCAGAATCAGTATCTGGAACTGTGATAATATATAATGAGTCAGCTCTTTCTTGTTCAATTATTTCAATTGTTTGTTCAATAAGACTAGAGTTATCAGTTGTATCAATACCCGGTGTTGCAAATACATTAATATTTACCGCTTCTGGGTTAGCAAACGTTCTTATAGCCTCTAAATATGCGTAGTAGTCAGAATTGATACCATTTTCACCATTTGTTAATGGTAATGGAGAGAAGTTAGATGGTGTTCCAGCTAAACCTTTTAATCCATTAATAGCATAACCATCAGTGTTTGTTCTTCTAGTTCTATAGATATCCCAACCATCAAAACCACCATATGGTGCTAATGTGAATTTACGAGCTCTAATATTTTCATAATCAGTTCCTTGTATACCTGTATTAGTTCTAAATGCGTAAGAACCAACATCAAATCTATATACTTCATCAACACCATCAATAGTTGCAGTTGTAGCACCACTATCCATATGGAAACCATCAGTTAATCCAGTCCAAACATTAGTATTAGATGAATCAGCTAAACCTTTATAATTAAAGAAACATTGGTCATACCCTATACTATCAGCTAAACCTAAATAAAATTTACGTTTATTTTCATAAGTACCATATTTTGTTTTATAAGTTATTGTTGGGTTTTTAACGCCAGTATTACCAAATGCGTTAGCATCACGTTGAGGTATACCAACAAAACCAGCTGGGAATGCATCATCGAAATCAGATTCATTATCTAATTCAACTAAAACATAACTTGATTTTGATGCAAATTCACCATCTAATGTACCAATTCTACGGCCAATAAAATTATCTGAAGACCTATTCATTGTACAACGAGTAAATCTTTCTAATTTATTTGGTCTTTCATCAGTATCATAGAAACTTCTAATAACAACATCAAATTCTTTTTCATCAGGTTTGATATTTTCAATAGATATTTTAATTTCCGAGTTAGCTGTATTACCATCAGAAATAGTCCATAATCTGAATAATCTAATAATATTAGAACCACGAACTTCAGAAACAATATAAGGTGTTACTGCAGCTGTGTATTGTGTTTTATAATTAGCGTATTTATTACTATAATTAACTATTGTTGAATTTATACCTCTAATTTTACCATCAGTAATATAATCTTCTAACATATTTGTGTAAACGTCTTCAACAAAAATAGCTGTTTTACCATCTACTTGTGTTTTACCTAACACTCGACCAATATAATTTTTCTTAGTTGAATCAAATGATACATCATAAGTCATAGTACCTTGTGTTTGTGAATTGGCACTTAATCTGAAATCACCTAATGGATTATTGTTTGCTGTTGTTATTGTATTATCAATTACAACATCAGTATCACCTGAACATTGGAAATTTAGAACTTCATTACCATCGTATGAACCTCTACTTCTTATTGTAGCAACTAAAAGGTCTTCAACATCACTGTATGAACTACCAGAATAGTATACAATAGTATCAGCACTTGTAGTACCAGTAATTAAACTACCGTTTAATCCAGTTTCAAGTACAGTATATGTAAATGAAACACCACTAAATATATTATTGGTTTTATTCCACACTATACCAAATGATGAACCAGTGTCACCACTTTCTTTTAAATATAATGAGTTTAGAGGGGTATTTAAATCACCATTATTAAATAATGTTTGAACTAAAGCTTCTGTACTAGTTAAAGTATTAATAGTACCACCAGTTGTTACTTCATATGTGAAGAAATTTGCTACTGTTGTAGTAGGGATTGTTTCACCACTTGTTGTAGCATCTAACGCAGCATCTAAAGTAATACCCCAACATTTACCAGCATCATATCCTGAATAACCTAATACTCTAGTTACAAATAGTTGGTTAGATTCACTTAAATAAGATTTAGCTATATAAGGTAATTCATATTTAGGGGCACCATTATCTATTATTTTAGTTGTGTTTAAACCACCAAAAAATTGTTTGAATTCATCATAATCGCTGATGAATACAGGAATGAAAGCTGGGCCTTTAGTGGTTTCACCAACTAAACCCAAGGTTGTAACACCAACATTACGTGTTACAAATGTTATATCCTTTTCCGAAGTATAAACACCCGGACTTACAAATACGCTATTAGCCATTTAAATTTATTTTTGTCATATTATTATTTTTCTTTATTTATAAATATACTTTTAAAAACCAAAAAACTGATTAGTTATTAAAATTCATCTAATTATTAACTCATTTACACTATAATAAAACTCTATTAGTTTTCATAGTCCAAGTACCACCACTTACTGTTGTAATTAATCTAAGATTATCACTTGAAATATCAACATTTAATATAACACCTTGGGTATTACCTATATCATTAGTTGAAATTTCATAATATTCAACCAAATTAGTTGTTGCTGACCAAACACCTGTTATTGTACCAGCCCTTATACCACTACTTGATTTTACAACGTAATCCCAAATGCATGCATCACCATTAATATCAGCGAAAGTATCAATTATAGAAGTACCAGTAATATTAATTACTATTTGAGTATCATTACTAGCTATTAATACACCACTAGAGTTTATTTTAACGTCTCTCGTTGTTGAACCACTTAATGAATTAATAGTAATATCATTTATTGCTGTTAATGATGGTACTATTAAATTACCTGTCATTGTATCACCCGATGTATGTACAAAACCTGTTACACTTGGTATATTAATACCAGTTAATTGAGAACCATCACCATAAAATGTTGTTGCTGATATATTAACACCACTGAAATTAATACCGTAAACAGTATTATTTTGTGTTGCTGTTATACCACTACCACCTAATATAATTGAGTTAATTACATTACCATTAACTATATTACCACTACCACCTAATATTGATGAACTAGTTGCACCAGTATTAATAACTGAAGAATCTGAATGTATAAAAGAATATTGGCCATTACTTGACGAATTATAACCACCAGCGTGTGAACTATAACCAAAAGCTGTAGTTGAATAACCTTCACTATGAGACATTTGACCAAAAGCTGTAGTTGAATAACCTTCACTATGAGACATTTGACCAAAAGCTGTAGTTGAATAACCTTCACTATGTGAATAACCACCATACGCTTTAGTTAATTGACCTTCAGCGTGTGATGTATTACCTGTTGCCTGTGTATTACTACCTTCAGCATGCGAAGCTGAACCATAGGCTTTACTACTAATACCTTCAGCATGTGCTGAACTACCAGTCGCAACTGTGTTAGAACCTTCAGAGTGTGTGTAATTACCGCTAGCGGTAGTATAATTACCTTCAGCGTGTGATGAAGAACCATATGCTTTACTACTATTACCTTCAACATGTGAAGAACTACCTGTTGCTGTTGTATAATTACCTTCAGCATGAGAATAATCACCAGTTGCTCGTGTATAATTACCTTCAGCGTGTGTGTAATACCCACTAGCAGTTGTATAATTACCCTCAGCATGAGATGAAGTACCTAGACTAGTTGAATTATTACCTTCAGCATGAGAATAATCACCAGTTGCTCGTGTATAATTACCTTCAGAGTGTGAATAACTACCACTAGCTGTTGTATAATTACCTTCAGAGTGTGTGTAATTACCGCTAGCGGTAGTATAATTACCTTCAGCGTGTGATGATTCACCAATAGACTTTGACTCATCACCTTCAACATGTGATTGATTACCACTAGCCGTTGTGTTTCTACCTTCAGCATGTGAATTATGAGCAATAGCTTTTGTATTATAACCTTCGGCTATACTGTAATTACCTGTAGCATCTAAACCACTATTATTATTAGCTTTTATTGAATATGTCCCAGATGTGCCAGATATCCAATATTGGGTTTGTAGTGGTAAATTAATTAATTGAGAACCATCACCATAAAATGTTGTTGCTGATATGGTGTTTGCTGATATACTAGTACCGTAAAGTGTACCAGTCATTGTATCTCCAGATACATTAACAAATATACCGTTTAAACTTTCTTTAGTAAA